TATCGGGGCGCGTGTCGTGGAGAAAAAAGCAAATGGCTAAGTTCTTCGCGGCAATCGAGGTCAAGGGCATCGCGGCACTCGAAAAGACCTTCAAGGAACTCGGCGCACGGGTTGGCAACAAGTGGAGCCGTGGCGCGGTGGCCGAGGGCGCCAACGTGATCCGCGACCAGGTCCGCGTGAATGCCGCGCGGCGAGGGCTCAACCGGACCGGCCTCTCGGTCATGCCATCCGGCCGCACGCACAACCGGCGCGGGCGCATTCCCGAGGCCGTCTATGCTTACGTAAAGACGCCCCCTCGCGGTGGCGGCGGGGCCGTCGCGGTCGTCGGCATCAAGTCCTATCGCGGCCGCTACAAGCAGACCTTCCATTGGCGCTGGCTTGAGTTCGGCTCGATCCACAACGCCCCGACGCCCTTCTTCCGGCCGGGCTTCACCCAATCCCGCGCGAAGGCAAAGAAGGCGATGGAGCGCGTCTATCGCACGCAGCTGAAAAACGCTGGCCGGTTCAAGAAGGCTTAGCCCATGACGAACGTTGGCAACCTACAGGTCAACGTCACCCTCAACGCCCAACAGGCGCAGGCGCTTTTTGCTCAGATGGGGCAGCAGGCGCAGCAATGGGGCCAGACCACCGCGCGGGCCGGGGCGACGGCCGCCGCGGGGCTCAATCAGGCGGCGGCGGCTGCGACCGCGACGGCCGGGGCGACAGCGGGACTCAACCGCGCGCAGCGCAATCAGATGGGCCTCACCTCGAACCTGTCGGCGCAATACTTCGATCTCGCGACGACGATCCAGATGATGCAGAACCCCATGACGATTGCCATCCAGCAGGGCAGTCAGATTGCGCAGGTGTTCAACGCTGCAGCCGAGGCGTCGGGCAGGCGGGGATTTGCCGGGGCCCTGGATGTCGTCGGCGGTGCCCTTCGCCAACTGCTCAACCCGATGACTCTCGGCGTTGTCCTCCTCACCGGCCTCGCGGCGGCGGCCGCGCAATATTTCATCGGGTTGTTCGACGAGACCAAGAAGGCCAAGGCCGCCCTCGAGGCGCACGAGCAACTCATCAAGGACATCGCCGCCGCGTGGCCGGGCGCCGAAAAGGCGTTCGAGACCTACACCGGCAAGATTCCCGGCCTGCTCCTCGCAGCCGCCAACAAAGGCGTGCGCGTCGCACAGGATGCGTTGGAAGCGGGCTTGTCGGAGGCACTCCCGGGCAAAGACCTGCCCATGCTGATCCGCTCTGGCGAGGAGTTTGCGGGCTTCGTCGAGCAGTGGGCGAAAGGCGGCGAGGACGCCGAGATGGCGTTCGCGGGGATACACGCGCGCTTGGCAGGAATGTTGGGGGAAGCCAACCGTCTCAAGGGCAGCTTGGAACAGCCCTTTGCCACCGCCGCCCTGATGGCGCGTGTGCACATTGGCGAGAGCCTGGTCCGCGAACTCGCCGCTATCGACAAGGCTTTTCATACGACGTCGGATGAGGTCAACGATCTCAGCCGAAAGATCGTCACCGATCTGCTGCTCGCCGACGGCGCGAATTTCGATTCCCTGATTGCGCAATTCGAGGAGTTGCAGCGGGCGGCGCTCGTTGAGGGTGACGACACGCTCTTTGCCGAAATGACGACGCTTGGCGGCGCGTTAGGCACGATCAAGGAATTGGTGGCGGGCCTCAAGAACGCGAAGGCGGGCGCGCAGGAGGTCAGGGACCAGGTCGTCAGGACCGGCCCGGCGGCTCGGGAAGTGGCCGCCGCATGGGCGGCGTTCTTCGCCAAGCGCCGCGACATCGACGCGACGACAGAGGCCCTGGCGAAGCTCGACACCGAGGCCGACGGCACCGCCCGCACGGCTGAAATGCTCTTTCGGACCTTCACCCAGCGGGACGACCTCAAGACCGACGACATCATCGCCGTCGCGGTGGCGACCGAAAAGGTCAAGCGCGAGTGGGCCGACCTTCATGCGGAAATGCAGGGGCCGCTCCTCCCCGAAGGCTTCATGAACGCCGAACAGATCCTTACCGAGCACCAAAGGGTCGTGGGCGAGGTCGCCAAGACATGGGACGTGCCCAAGGAGTCGATCAACGAACTCGGCCGCACGATGAAGGCCGTCCTCGTTGACGACGCGCAGGACAGCGCCAACCGGATGGAGACGATCTTCGAGCAGTCGGCGGTCCGGCTGGCCGACAGTTTCAAGGGCGCCCTCGCCGGGGACGCCCTGCAGGGGGCGCAGTTCGCGCCCGTCCGCGCCGCACTGGACGCCTTCATCGCGTCGGTCGAGCGCGGCGAGCCCGACGTCGTCGCGCTGGCGCAGGCGCTCCTTCTCATCAAGCAGAACGACCCGTCGCCGGAATTGGAGCATCAGGCGGACGCCGCGCTGGAGGCCACCAAGGAAACGCTCGCCCTCAAGGATGCGTCGGTGGACGGCGCGGCGGCGGCGATAGGTGCGGCGGGCGGCTATGACGAGATGGCGCGCGCAGCTGACCGGCTGGCGGCGGCGGCGCGGCGGGCGGCGATGGCAGCACGCGACTCCGCAGCGGCCGGGGACGCGCTCAAGGCACTCGAAACGCAGGGCGTCGAAATCAACCCGAGGGAGGAGGCGGCCGCCAACCTCAAGAAGGTGCTCGCGGAAGCCGATGCCATTGGCAGCGAGGCGCTCCGGGCGCGCGGGCTGGAGGCTTACGAGGGGCGTCTTGAGCGGATCGCGGTGGCCGAGGCCAAGGCGGCGGCGGCGGCGGCAAAGCACAAGACAGAGATCGAGAAGCTGACCGAGGCCCATCAGAAATGGGTCCAAAGTCTCATCGACCAGGCCAACCCGATGCTCGCGCTGCAGCGCGACTTCCAGATGTTGGAGATGATCTACCAGAACGGGGAAATCTCGCTCATCCAATACATCCTCGCGCTCGACGCGCTGAAGAAGAAGCAGGCTGAGCTTAACGGGGAAACCGCGAAAGCCTTCAACCTCACCGAGACCTACAACAAGATGATGGAGCAGTGGGGCCAACAGGTCGCCTCCTCGCTCGCGGACGCCATCGTCGAGGGCAAGGACCTCGAGGAGGTGTTCAAGGACCTCATCAAGCAGCTGGCGAAAATGGCGCTGCAAATGCTGGTCCTCCAGCCGATCATGAACGCGCTGCTCGGTGGCATGGGCGGCGGCAGCGGCGGCGGCTCGTGGCTGCCCCCCGACTGGTTCGGTCGCAGCGCGGGCTCCGTGCGCGGCATCAACCCGACGGCCGGTGGCGGTCGCAACGCCATGACGACGGGCGGCAGCAGCGTCAGCAACTCAATGGGCGGCATGACCATCAACTTCGGCGCCGACGGCGGCTCCTCGGCGCGCGGCGGCAACGACCGCGGCACGGCGTTCGCCAAGCGCGTCCGCGATCTCATCCAGCGCGAAATGGTTTCGCAGTCCCGCCCGGGCGGGTTGCTCTATTCGACGAGGTAGCGATGTCCGACTTTGTCGACGGCTGGTGCCCGACTCCCCCGCTGCAAGTGCAAAAGACGTGGCGCATGAACATCGCCCAATTTGGCGATGGCTATGAGCAGCGGCAGTTGGACGGCATCAATGCGCTCCAGCGCACCTGGTCGGTCAGCTACGCCATCCGCGATCAGTTCGTGATCCTCGCAATGGACGCCTATCTCATCGCGCACAAGGGCGGCGGCTTCGGCTTCCGCGATCCGGTGACAGCGTTCGTGCACGTCGTCACGTGCGACGAGTGGTCGATCGACTGGAACCTGATCCGATGGGGGGCGTCCGGCGACCGTCTCGTCTATGGCACCCTGTCCGCCGAGTTCCGCAAGCTCTACGGCGAGGTCGTCGAGGGCGTCCCGGCGTCCCCCGGCCTCCTCGAGGCGGCGCTGGTGACGTCGAGCGACGGCCTCCGCTTCGAGTATGTGCCGGGCGTCTGGTCGCGCGCGATGCAAGTGGGGCACGAGTGGCTGGTCGACGGCGCCCCGACAGGCGAGCGCGGCTGGGCCTTCGACGCCCCCGGTCCCGGCCACACCGTCACCGTCCGCGAGACGGCGATCAATCGCATCGGCGTCACCTCCGCGTACTCGTCGTGGACGCCGCCGCTGCTCTTGGAGGAGGCCGTCTGATGGGCGTCGCGGCCGACGTTGCGGGGCTCGATCCGGTCGAAGTCGTCGAGATGTACGTGTGGGATGCGACGGCCATCGGGGACACGGAGCCGCCGATCCGCTGGCATCCGGGGACGACCGTTGCCGGGACGGCGATCATCTGGCAGGGCAACTCGTACCAGCCCATGCCGATCAAAGGGACCAACTACGAGCGGGCCGGGACCGGGGCGCTGCCGCGTCCGCGCCTCGAGGCCAGCAACATCGGCGGCTATGTCGGGGAGTATCTGCGGCGCATCAACAACGGGCTCGGGGCCAAGGTGACGCGCAAGCGCACCCTCGGCAAATATCTCGACGCCGCCAATTTTCCCGGGGGCAACCCGGAGGCCGACCCGACCGCGCAGTTTCCCGACGAGATCTTCTACGTCGCCCGCAAGATGTCCGAGAACGCCATCGCGGTGGTTATGGAATTGGCGGTCCGCTTCGATTTGCAGGGCGTGCAAATCCCGCGCCGTCAGGTGATCGCGGGCACGTGCCAGTGGGTCTATCGCAGCGCCGAGTGCTCCTACGCGGGGCCGCCCGTCGAGGACATCAACGGCAACCCGACCAGCGATCCGGCGCTGGACAAGTGCCGCAAGACGGTGTCGGCGTGCAAGGCGCGCTTCGGCGCGAACGGCGTGCTGCGGACCTCGGCCTTTCCGGCCTCCATGCTCGGGCGGGTGTCGTGATGTGGCAGCCGAGCGAACATGTGCTGGCCGATGCGTTAAGCGATGCCGCGGCGCGCGCCCCGGACGAGTGCTGCGGCCTCGTGATCGAGGGCGCCTATGTGCCGATGCGCAACGTCAGCCCGCAACCGCGCATGTCGTTCCTGATCGACAGCCGGGAAATGCTCGACCGGCGCCGGGCCGGGGGGCTTGAAGCGGTGGTGCACTCCCATTGCTACGCGCCGCCTTCCGCCTCCGATGCCGACCGGACCTCGTGCGAGGCGTCGGCGCTGCCGTGGCTGATCGTCTCCTTCCCGCTTCGGACCTATCACGTCATCCAGCCGTGCGGTTACCGCGCGCCGCTCGTGGGCCGCCAGTGGGCGTGGCGGGTGCACGACTGTTTCGGGCTGATCCGCGACGGCCTGATCGAATACGCCGGGATCGAGATCGAGGACATCGACCGTGATTGGGGCTTCTGGAAGCACGGCGGCCACGACATCGTCGCGGAGAACTACGAGCGGCTCGGCTTTGTGAAGCTGCCCAAGGACACCAAGCCCCGCCACCTGGACCTGTTCGTCCTCAACATCCACGGCAAGGTTCCTAACCATCTGGCGCTGTTCATTGCGCCCGACCGAATCCTGCATCACGGCGTCAACAAGCTCTCGAAAATGGAGATCTACGGCGGCGTCTGGCAACAGCTGACCGAAGTGCATCTGCGGCACCGCGACCTTGTTTCGGACGGCCGGGAAATGGTGACGCCATGAGCAAGCCCTTGGTCACTGTCCACCTTCACGGCAAGCTGGCCGAGCAGTACGGGGCGGTGCACTACTTCGATGTGCGGACGCCCTCGGAGGCGGTGCGTGCACTCAGCGCCAACTATCCCGGCTTCCGGGCGGCCTTCCTCGAAACCCAAATCTACCACGTGCTCGTCGATGGCGACTGGCGCGACGGCGACTCGGGCGTCCTCTATCCGATCAGCCGCGAGGTCCATTTTGTGCCGCGCACGGAAGGCGCGCTGGAAACCCTCGCGCTCGCCGCGGTGACGGCGGTGTTCCCGGCGCTGGCCGGGACGCTGGCCGCGCAGATCATCGCCGGCGTGCTCATCGCCGCGCTGTTCCTCGGCATCGCGTGGGCGATGGGCGCCTTCGACGAGAAGAAGGAGGGCGACGACAAGTCGGACTCGTATGCCTTCACCGGGCAGGACAACGTCGCCCAACAGGGGGCGCCCGTGCCGATCATATATGGCCGCGTGCACGTGGGCTCGGTGGTGGCGAGCGCCAGCCTCGAGGCCGGGGATCAAATCTATGCGGGCAGCGGCGTGACCGCCTTCGGCGGCTATGACGCAACCCCGCAGATCATCCCCGCGCCGCCGCGCGGCGGGCCGCCCATCGTCCTGCAACGGCTCGGCCCCAAGGATGCGCAGATCAAGCGGCTCGGCCCGGTGGGATGGGACTATATCGGCGCGCGCCTCTACGAGGAGCTT